AAAGGGATTGTGAAATTCCAAGAATAGAATAGTTTAGTTAAGTCTAGTTTAGTTTTTGTGTTGATCGGAAGCCTGCGAGCGAGCATGAGCTTCCGATTTTTATTTTATTGATATACAGCATATTAAAAGCACAATCGAACTATTTTTCCTATCAATTAGTAGTCTATAATAGAGAGCAAAAACGTCACTTTTGACGCTATAAAATGGTCGGATTATGGTCGGAAAATTCCCGGATTAGAATCTGATTATAAGTAAATTACAATAGGATGTTAAAAAAATAATGGTCGAAAACGCCATTTTTACCCTAAAAACACAAATTATGGCTACATTAACATTGGTAATAGTTCCCGCAAAGAAGTTATCAGACGGGACACACAAAATAAGAATTCGAGTCGCACACAACTCTGAAACGAGATTCATCACCACGGATATAGTGGTAAGAGAAAACGAGTTTAAGAACGGGAAAATAGTACACCGTCCAGACAAGGATTTTCTCAATACAAAATTACAGCAGCTATACAACCTTTATTTCAAGCGATACATGGAACTGGACTACCCTGATTCGCTCACGTGCACGCAATTAGTCAAAATGATAACTAACCCATTAAACGGAGAAAAGCACCGTAAGTTCGAGGATGTCGTGGATGAATATCTGTCCCAAATAGATGAAGAAGAACGTACCAAGACATACAAACTCTATCGGCTGGCCACAAACAAGTTTATGCAATTCATCGGGAACGGTTCTCTCATGGAACATATTACCCCTATCAGAATGAACCAGTACATATCATGGCTCAAAAAGACAAAGCTGTCAAGCACCACAATCAACATCTACATAACCCTGCTAAAGGTTATTATCAACTATGCCATAAAGATGAAATACGTTACCTACGATATCGACCCTTTCATCACAGCCAAGATTCCATCAACCCAAAAGAGAGAAACCCAAATTACAGTGGAAGAACTCAAAACAATCAGAGATGCAAATTTAGAGCATTACAATCTCAACGTAACACGGGACATTTTCATGCTTACTTATTATCTTGCCGGCATGAACCTAGTAGACATACTAGCATACGATTTCCGGACGGATGAAATAAACTACATCCGGAAAAAGACCAAAAACACCAAAGAAGGGGACTCCCTGATTTCCTTTTCCATTCCCGAAGAAGCAAAGCCCATTATAAAAAAGTATATGAAAAAGAATACAGGGAAAATCATATTCGGGAAATACAAGAACTATACCTCCTGCTATAACCTGCTGGCCAGGAAAATCAGTCAATTAGGCAAGGTGGCAGGAATCAGGCATAAATTCACCCTATATTCAGCCCGCAAATCTTTCGTCCAACATGGATATGACCTGGGAATTCCTCTTAGTACACTGGAATACTGTATCGGGCAATCAATGAAAGAAGATAGACCAATCTTCAACTATGTCACAATAATGAGAAAACACGCTGATAAAGCAATCAGGGAAATACTTGACAACTTGAAAAATGAATAATCACATATAAAATAAATCACTAAGAATTTGCATAATAACCAAATGCTTATTATCTTTGTAGTGTCAAATAAGAGTTCTTAATTTTAATGTTTAACTGATGAAAGATGAAGAAAAAAAAGAATTAGAACAAGAGTATGAGAATTTAAAACTTCTCGCTTCATTTCACGAGGCCTATGGGGTTCCTGAAAATGCCAAAGAACGGGAAGCGCTTATAAATGACATACTCGATCGGATGAACGAAATCCAAGAGAAATTAAAAAAGTTGTAATTAACATCCCTCCCTTCGGGGAGGGACAAACATTAAAAGCTATGATAGATTGGAATGATTGCCTGCCAACAAAAGAAATGCAGGCTGACTTTGAAAGATTCAAAGAACTAAAAACCACAGAAGAAAAAGAAGCTTTCAAAAAGGAAATGCAGGATAAATATAATAAACTACCGGAAGCCCAAAAGGAAGCCTACAAAAAAGCATCTGAAGCTGGGCTAAAAGCAACGGTAAATGCCTGCAATGATTATATAGAAAGAGTGGAAGAAGCCATATTACGTGATAAACTTGGAGAATTGCCCGAAGCAATCTCATTCAGTTATATTGCAAAGAAATATTTTGGTAAAAGTAGAAACTGGCTATACCAACGTATTAACGGAAATATAGTCAACGGGAAAAAGGCTCGCTTTACTGACAATGAACTCAAAACGTTCCTGAACGCTTTGAACGATGTTAGCGAAATGATTCATCAGACATCATTAAAAATCAGTTAAGCTCTTATTTGACACCATCCCTGCATTGAGCCGATGCAGGGATTTTTATTGTCTAATCGAAAAATAATTGTATCTTTGCAACATCAAGATAATACGGACATAATTCGGATTATTTTGGTTTGACTTTGGTGAGGGGGTGGTTCCCCTCACTTTTTTTATATCCCTACCGAACTTTTTATTTATACATTAGTACTACCCTTATGTAACCCTTCTTGAGAGTTTGATTGTGTGCTGTTGATAGGGAGGGTTAACAAAACAAAGAGGTAGCCGAATAAGCTACCTCTTCTTTATTACTTTCTAATTTTAAACGAAACTCTCGGAGCTGGTCAATGGCCATATTGAACGTAGGGTTCTCCCAGTTTTTGGGAATCATTTGCATCATGGTACTTAAAAATGCACCACAATCAACAATCCGGGCGGCTTTATTTAATTGAAATTCACCGGTAGGATAAGCCTTATTCTTCAATATCTCTTATGCCCAAGCAAGAAGTTCCTGTATAGAGTCATGCTCGTATTTATTTTCTTCTTCCATATAGCTTTTATTTTAACATAATACTGCTATCTTCAAACTGTATATTATTATATTGATTTAAATAGGATGTTCGGTTATGAGTAAGAAGTTTTAATTGCCAAATAAGATCATCATATGCAGCTTGCCCATAATGATAAAAAACAAAACTCTTACTACGACAATTCTCTTTCGTTTGATTCTTGAAAAAATCATCAAAATAGGAATGATCTGTTTCTCCTAATGAGTAGCCAAAAAATATGATTTTATCTGCGTTCTTTAAAATTTGAGGCAATCCTCTTACATCCTGATACCGACTATAAGATTTATATAAAAAGAGATGTTCTGGCTTTAATTCGATGCTATCTTGTACTCCAAAAACAATATTTTTATTCAAGGAGCCATGTATTTGTCGGATTTGAAAATCCCTACAGTTTTCAAAACAATTTATAATTTTGTCAGCAAACACTGTATAGTTAAAATTTACGATATAGCATAATTCTCTCTCATATGAAATTCTTTTTATAAGGTTATATGCAGGAGAATGTTCAAAGCCTTCATTAAAACGCAGATTCTCTAAATCCTTTAAATACTCTTTTAGAGCGATACACAACTGCCCAAATTCGGTTCTAAAAGATTCAATAATTGTGCTGAAATTTTTTTCTTCACGAACAGGCATAGGTATTTGTTCTCTTACTAAAAGATTTGAGTAAGTAGCTAATTCTTTTTCAATATCTATCCAATTTTTAGCTCCTTTTTTATACTGAAGATATTTAGCTAAAGTATTTTTTTTTAAAACCAAATCAACGAAGTATTGGCTTTTCATAAAATCAGAATATGACGTAGGATATTTCAAACTTAAATCGAATCCATTTCCAATTATTAAAACTGTTTTATAATCTTCTAAACTACTCATCGCTTACTATTTTAACATACAGGCAAATATAGAGATAAATATTATTTTAGAGAAAATATCTCAGAAATAAAAAGCCCCGACTATTCAGTCAGGGCAAAATTCCACCGTCACGGATCTGGAATTGTGGGGTTCCACGACAAAGATACTACTACTTATTCCTAGCCTTATGTACTATCAACGCAATCATTATTAAGACTATAATACTTATATAGATTTTATCTTTATGCAGCTCCCACCATGATAGCTCAATAACCATCTCTCTTTGATTTAGTAAAACATTCACCCTATTACTTATAGTATCAAGTCGGTTAGAGAACTGTTGTAAGGTTATAGACAATGTTTCATCTACTTCCGTCCTTTCCTTCTCCTGTTTGGAAACGGTGGTAGTGCTCTCTTTAATTATATGCTGCTTCCCAGTTGAATCCGGTGCTGAAAGAAATACAGTCGTATTCTCAATCTTCAAATCACTTAACCGGTCATTCACTATCTTCGTTTGCTTGCTTAAACCTAAACGTAACTCTTCCATTACTTTTCGGAGATACTGAAATTCGCCGGAATAGTCAACCTGCTTCTGTATATCAATATTGCGAGAAGTTTTGCAGGACGATAACCATATCCCCGACATCAGGAATATGGTTATATAAATCAAGGCTTTCATAATCCCAAATATTTAGCGACTCCCTCGATGTGTATCCGGGCAACTGCATCTTTACCCTCACGAGACAAAAGGTATTCTACATCATCCTTGTTATCCTGGAAGAAGTTTTCAGTCAGAATGGCCGGACAATTAGAATCCCGGCAAATAGCAAGGTTCTGCTGCCAATATAATTGCCCAGGCATAGGTTTACGAACAGATACAGGAATACATTCTGCTGCTTGAGCCAGGCAGTCAGCCAACTTCTTGCTGTTACCTGACGCATTGTTCGACACAAATACGCTCCATCCTTTTGCTTTCATCCAACTATCACCGGAGCCGGCAGCGTTACAATGAATAGAGACAAGGATAGCCTTCTTCCCTGTTGCACTGTAAATAGCATTTGCCCGTCGGCACCGTTCAGACAAAGGAACGTCCGTATCTTCATTCACAATGCGTTCTGCATCAATTCCCAGTTTGCGTAATCCGAACACTACCTTATCGGCTATTTCACGTGAATACGCCCACTCTCTTAATCTTCCATCCGGTGAACGTTTGCCCGGAGTGTTTTCACCGTGGCCGTTATCAATCAAGACTTTCATATTTTTTCTTCTTTATCTAATTCATTCTCGATTCTATCTATTATTCCCTGTACGTGTGTAGGCGTAGCCCTTTTAAACTCAAAGCGTATCACATGATAAATAATACGGAACGCCCTGTTTTTAGGATAAGCAATTATCAGGTTCTTAAACGCATTCTGAAGATACACATAGGAGAATACATACGTAATAGTCTTGATGACTAACAAAGAGTTCTCACCGTCTCCTATCAAGGTCATAAAGGAGAAAACAACCTCTATGATTATAAGATAAAGAAGAAGTTCGACAAGGGCATTCTTAAACTTACTCCATTTGAAGTTTTTACAACGTATAATCGAAACGCCGTCAGCTCTCATTCCACACCAAATATTAAAACCAAACATTACTACTAATGCTATAAGAAAACCTTTAGTCGGCGTTAAATAAGCAAGAAGAGAACTGAACATCGAAACGAAAATAATTCGTATCTGGTCTACATTAAATAGCTCATATAACCATCTCATAATATTAATCATAAAGTTACTACCAATATTGAAAACACAGTAATCAGCCCAGGAAGCAAAACAGTAGCTAATGCGTCAAGCCAATCAAAGATGAACCCGCACTTTTTCTGAATGTACTCAACCACTATTGCGGCAATGGCGGTTGTTGTTAAAGAAACAATAGCAGATTTACAGAAATCAATGCCTAATAGAAGGAAACAGAAAACAAGCATTACAACAAAGACGAACATCCCGGCTTTGACGTGTGCCGGCCGGTTAGATTGCAAAATCCAATCATACAATACTTTTATACTCATAGCGTTTAATTATTAATAAAATATTCTGTATGGAACAAATGTATTGAGTATAATAACGAGTTTTACAAAAATGGAAAATCTTGGAAATCAATTCTATGATAAATATCTATAAAACAAGACATTATAATTTTCACTTTTTCCATAAATAAAAAAGGGATGCTTGAAAAGCACCCCTAAAACAACCAACAGATTGAACTATTAATCCGTAAACATATACACGGAAAGATCAACCTTTTCTATTTCGTCTGAAATCGTATCTCCATACATTGTAAGACACACCCGATAACGGTCAATACTTCTTTGAATCTGTTGCAAGGTAGGTTTCTCGGGATATTCCGAACTGGCAAAAGTTACCAGTTCTTCACCATTCTCACTGGTACCAACCACCCGGAAGTGATGACGTACAATCCAAGTTCCGTCCGGCTGTTGCTCGATAGGCTTAGCAATCCCACGCGGTAAGATATTTTTTTGATCCATGTTTTTTGATATGTTTAATTAGTTGTTTTCTATGGTTATATTTATTCTTCAATACAAACTTTTCAAAATGTCCTTCGATATAAACATATTCCCACCATTCAGGAAGTAACATCGCTGCAATTTTACGGCGGATATTGTACGTTGCAAAGTGTTTCATCAGACCATAATAAGAGTTCATTGTACTCACAAACTTCTCAACATGTGCTTCAGCAAACCCGCTTTCAGCTATTTTATTAAATTTCCTGACAGCGTTATATGTGTTACCAACCACCCTGTCAGATACATAAATTCTACCCGGCAAAATGAACGCCCCTACAAACAATACTCCTTTTTTATAATGCTGAAGATACAGTTTCTTCGGATGCAACCGTAAAAGGAGTTGTTCTTTCAGGAAACCATCAAGAAGATGGACTTTGGACAATATTTCTTCCGGAGATTTCACCACGATACAAAAGTCATCAACAAAGCGTACATAATACATGAATCCCAGTATTTTCATCACGAAATAATCATATACAGACGCCAGGAAGTTGGCTATGAGTTGCGACGGCAGGTTCCCGATAGCCACTCCCCTGTCAGGATCATTATGAAACAGACTTTTATTACTGGGAAGTTTGTCCCACATGGAGACGGGAGAGCGTCTGATACACTTATTTTGTGGACAATGAAAGATAGTAACGGCTAAAAGATAAAGCAGACATTCAATATCATCGCCTTTATAATTGTCCCTTACGAATATGTCCAGCATTTCCCAGACCAACGATTTTGAGATAGACATGAAGAAACTGAACAGATCATCTTTGAAAATATACGCATCGGCAGTATAATGCTCACTGACCTCGACTATCATGTTATTCAGATAGTGCACGGCAGACAGACATCCCTCACCTTTCCGGCAGTTCTTCGAGACGTTCCCTTGTTCCCGAAAACGTTCCTCTAAAATCGGCTCGATACGAAGAGCGATCCAGTGATGGACAACACGATCAATGAAAGCGGCGGCAAAAACCTCCCGATATACCGGGTAAGTCCGTATGAATACTTTTGAAAAGTCCGGTACATATTCACCGTAAATAATAGAATACCATAGCCGCACCAATGCAGACTGATAATCATTATAAAACTCAACACAATCCGTACTCGTTCTTTTCTGCCTGGCACAATCTTCGGATGCTTCGAAAATACTGCTAAGAAGTATGTCATAGATTATATTACCTGTTGCGGCGAGGGGACGAACCCGGTTCGCGTTCTGGCGGTTGTTCGTGTTGACGTTGCCGTTGTTGAAGTTCACGTTCCAACTGCTGGAAGCCGTTGCATCCGCTATCTTAGTCTTTCCCGGCTCATCACCGGGGGGATGCCCAATAAATAATTCTAATTGCTCACTCATAATCCCCTTGGCGATTATGACTCCGGCTTTGCGACTTGTTGCGCTCCGTTAGCTTTTTGCCGTTGGAGATCAGCAACCGTTTTTTTGTACCAGCCGGTACTTTGTTTGCCAATGCTCTCTGCCAGCAGACAGATTTCGGCAGTTTGAGTAAGGCTGGTCAAATGTCGTTCTTCACACACTCTTAGCAGTAATTTCAATGCATCGAACTCACACAAAAACTTCATCAGATAGTCTGCACGGTGCTCAAGGTTCATATCGGTATTTGCATAGCGGATATATTCGCAACAATGAACAGCGAGCATCATCAACTCCGTACCAAATTCATACCGGAACGCCTTGGGGAATTGTTGCCGGGCATCAATGATAAGGTTCAGAAGCTTATACATCGAATTTGATATAGGAAGGTCTTGTGTAAGTGCCATGTTAATTTTTTAATATTTTAATGTATGTATTAGAGGGCGCAAAGTTAATAACTGTAAAGCAATTAACATAATTTTAGCACAAAAAAGTAAAGACAAAAAGCCCCTGTCGGGGCTTTTATTTAGCTAACTCCCTAAGAGATAAAGAATTAAAGAGATAAAGAGTTTATTGCGGCGAGGGGACGAACCCGGTTCGCGCTCTGGCGGTAGTTCGTGTTGACGCCGCCGTAGGTGAAGTTCACGATCCAACTGCTGGAAGCGTCATATTCGGTACTAGACCAATACCATTCACTTGTAAATATATTTTGATTGCCAAACATGGAAGTTACAAGCTCATTGATCTCAGCTTTATACTTGGCCATCAGCATAAGTTCACCCAATGCAGGCAGGTTCCACACAGTTGTATCTTCAATTCCGTCGTTTTCAAGGGTACAGGCACGGTATGCGCGGGCAGCTTCAGCGGCAGGGGCGCCGACAGTCCCCTGTGTGTCTTTTACGCCTGAAAGGGTTTCAAGGATTACATCGGTGTTTTCCTTACCGTCGAAGGTATCGTAGAGTCCTTGGTTACTACTGCCGTAGTTTTTCAGGCCGCGCAGGTCTGTGCCGTAGCCGCCCCATTTGAAGGTTTTCGTACCGTCGGCAGCGACACAGTCGCTTTTGGCAATAATGAACTGGTGGCATTCGGCACGTAGCCGGATGCCGATACGGATATACTTGGAGCGGTTATTCGCGCTCATGAAGTTCCATTCGGAAGCCGTAAAAAAGACTTGTTCACCGTCTTCGATTCGAAGCGTAGCCAAAGAAAGGTCAAGAAGTGTACCTGCCCATTGCATATACTTGGCGATGTCACTCGCCGGGGTATTTTCATTGACGGTTGTAAAACCTATTGATTGCAAAGCTGCAACTTGGTCTTGTTTATTCAGGCGCATAAGCATTGCGTTAGCGATATTTTTATCCATTTTATTATATAATTTTAGGTTAATACTATTCAGAAGCAACAGCTCTCACATGGAGAAGATTTGAATTTTTGTTTTGGGTCGTAATACGTCCGGTATTCAGTTCGAATGTCCAGGCGGAATTATTATCCCAAATCGTACTTGACCAATAATACTTATCGGTCATCAGCATACTGTCACTACTCCAGAAGGTACGCATCATCTCATTGATTTTATCGCGGTAGCGGTACATCAGAAGCATTTGACCGGATGACGGAAGGAACCAGTTGGATTCATCCTCGATACCGTCACTTTCCAAAGTGTAGGCACGGTAGGCGCGGGCGGCTTCGGCAGCTGGCGCACCGATCACACCACTATTATTTTGGTCTTTCAGAGTTGCGATAATGAGGCCAGTATCTTCCTCACCCGTGAAGCAACCATACATGGCGCCCAGTCCTTTTTGATTCAGCCCGTCTATGGCTTTGCCCTGACCGCCCCAGTAGAAGGTGGTAGTCATGTCGGCATTATAGCACTCCTGGGCGGAAATTACGAAGGAGTGTCCATGCGCACGGATACGAAGACCGCGTTTGATAAACAACTGTTTGTTGGTAACCGTGAGGGAATCCCATTCCTCACGGGTGAAATACCATTTGGAGTTATCCGAGATGCGGTTACAGGCAAGATTCAAATCAAGCAGGCCGGCGGCCCACTTGATACGTTGTCCAAATTCAGAGGCGCGGGAGTTCTCGGTGATATCCGAGAATCCAACGGCGTTCAGTGCGGCCACCTGCGCCTGTTTGTTCAAGCGAAGCAGCGTTGCGCTTTGTTCATTCGTCATAGTTACTTGTTAATTAAATCATTAATATCCATATTGTCTTCAGCGAAGCGTTCGAGATATTCTTCGTAAGTTTCACCGTTATAATATTCAAGGACTTCATTGATGTTGTCCAGCGTTACGTTATCGTAGTAGGGTTCTCCGCCATAAGACTCATTATTGAACCAGTTGATAAGGTCGATGTAGGCATCGATGACGGTAAGGATGACAAGGCCGTCGATGCCGGATTCAAGGGATTCGATTTCATCCGTTTCACGGATAACAGTCAGCTCGTACGTGCCGTTGACCACCGGTTTATCCTGTCTGTTACCGTCCTCATCCATACCAGCAACTCCATATTCGAGAATGGCAAGAAGCTCGGAGCCGTCAGCCTTCAGTGTCATGTTCGAGATACGGAGCATGGAAAGTTTACGGGATTCCGTCTGTGAAGCGAGGACGTCACGGAGCATCTGGATGGCGTCAAGTTTAGGCGACGTTTCAAGACGCAGACGTTGAACGTTCGGCATAGATTCTATTTGCAGGCCGGACGAAGCGGAAAGGCCGGTATAGGTCAGTTCAGGAAGGCCGACAAAACGGATACTTGTCATTGTAGCCGGAAGAGAAATGTCATTAATCGGTGAGGTCTCTGCCAGAGTCAGGTTTTCCAGTTTGCAGCCGGACGCATTGATATGGGCGATACGTGGGCATTTGTCGGTGACGAGCGTAGCGATTTGTGTATTCCGGATATCGAGTGATACGAGGAAAGGCATTTCGCCGCAGTTCAGCGAGGTAAGCGGTGCATAAGAACCGATGGATTGTTCCGTATGGGTGTCAGAGCCCAAGATAAGGTTTTCCACAAGTTGCATGGCGGAGAAGCTCACCGTACTTGACAGGGAGATTTCAGACAGGTCGAGCAGCTTCATGCGGTCAGCCTGGTAGATATACAGCAATGCGCCTTCTTCATGAGAAAAGTTAGTGAACACATATTCTTCGCCCGCTTCAAGGAAGCAGCTTTCGGAAAGGTTGCCGCTAGCGTCATTGCCGACACCGAAGTAACCGTTTTTAGCAGCGACAATCCGGATGGTGGCGTTTGATTTGGAAGATACGCGCCCGGAAATTACACCGCTGAAGAAATCACCGGTTTGGAAATAGCCGTCACGAATACGCCAACGTCTTTCGATGAAAGACGGAAGGGCGGTAAGTCCAAGACCTTGCAGGGCATAGAAGTAAATAGCATCAGAGGTGGCGGTATAGGAGATGTATTTCCGTTCACCGTCGTAAGAACTAACCAGTTTCTGCCATTTTTTGAGCCGTTTGTCAATGAAGAAATGCGTAGCTCCTTCGGGTGAGAACGGGTGCAGGGTGACGCCGTCAATGGTCGCCTGAACGTTACGCATGGCGGCGGCAACGGTACGCAGGGAGAGTTCCGTACCGGATGAGTCAGTCCACACTACTTGCTGGAGATAGATGTTATTAAACAGAACGGAGCCGTAGCCAGCATAAGGGTTAGTGAATGTTTCATCGCTCGTCCGGTTGGGGTCCACCTCGGCGTCAACCGTGCAACCACCGTCGTTGTCCTTGCTATTGAGCGTATCGCAGTCATAGATTTTATTCAGGTACATGCGCATGGCATCCTCGGAGCTGTACACACCGTCTGTTACGGAAGCATACTCTTCCAAGAACCACATCGGCTGCATATTCTTGGCGCGTTGGTCAGTGGCGGCAAGGTAGTCGGTGAAGATGTCATAACTCAAGACACTTTCTGGGCAGGCGTATTTATACAGGTTTTCCTTCCATGTTCTTTGCCAGTTCCCGCCTTTGGAGTAATCGCAGGAATCACAGAAGCGCAACCATCGGTAGAGGTTATAGGGCACTTTCTTACCCAAAGCGTAATCAATGGCGAGCTGGTCATCATCGACAAGCGATTCAAAGTAGTAAGTCCATGCCGGGAAGGTATCAGCAGAGATAGTTCCGTTATCCACGAGTTTTTGAACCCATGAGGACTTGTCCGTTTTCATGGCCATCATATCCTGAACAGAACCGACGCCCTGAAACCAGTCCATACCTTGGTAGTTAAGAAGTTCGAAACCTTCAACCGGATTCAGGACGTCACCGGTGACATTCCATTTGCCGTTTTCATACTTCATGGAACCGGACTGCTTTTTCCATGAGCTGTCCTGATACCTCATTATCCGGTACGAACTACCGCAATACAGGGAAAGCAGGTACACGCTGTCCGTATCGAGTCCGTCAGTCTGTTTGAAGCGTATCTCAATTGCGTCTAAAGTTTCGTCAGGAGTACCGAAGAACTCTATGAAGTCACCATAATTCAGGCAACCTTTGTTATAGCCGGGGGTATCTTTGAAGCCGAGGGCGAACTGTTCCCCTTTGTCTTCTTTCCAGTTGCCTTTGGCATGGAAATAGACGTTTTGCAGGCTGTCATCCTTACACCGATAGGTGGCTACCGGGTGATTGGCGGTAGAGTGGTTCATCTGCAAGTCTTCGATATGCAAGTCACCGCTGTCAAATGTTCCGTCAAATGCACGTTGGACAGGTGTCATATAGTTACCACCTAAGGCACGGTATGTAACGTTCATCATTTCACAGGCGCCGCAGTCGTTCGCATTGCCGGAATCGGAGTAATCGACTTTTACGGTAATGACATCGACCGGGATTGTATTATCACCGACCTGTACTTTGTTGATGGCAGCCAAGGCTATTGCACGGCGTCCTTCCTCCGTCGTATCGTCCGGATTAAGTAGTATGATTCGAGTGTCCTTGTTTTTGCCTTTGCTCTTGGCGAGGTAGTAGCGTTTATTCTTTACCGGGCGTTTGGCAGAGGTGGTTCCCTGGTTGCGGGTTTGGACACTCACGGCCTTGAAGTTACGCCACGGGCGTTCGGGGTCAAAGTAATAGAGCGTGATGTATATCTTCGTACTGGTGGAAGTGGTGCCGTCCAGTGCTTCTATATCGGAGCCTTCATAGGGGCATTCGACAATGTAAGGCATACCGCGTGAATAGATTTCGGCAGCCGACGGGCGGCTTTGGGTACTACCCTCGGCTGTCTGGCTTTTAAGGATGTCCTCAAAGGCGTATTCCTTCACCATTACCTCTGTATCGGTCAGACGGACAAGGTAGTTCTTGAACGCCTGTGCCCATTCCATATAGGAGTTCCAGGCCATCATGTAATAAAGATACAAATCACCCAGTTTGCCGTCCATCGTTATATACTTGGTCTGAATCAGGGAGCCGCCGCCCGGAACATAACCAAGGCAGGCGACTTCCTCACCGTTGAGGAAGAGTTTCATCATGGAATACCGTGTGCCGTCACGTTCAACGTAGTTGCTTGCAGGTTCAACAACCACGGCTACGGTTATCTTTTCACCCTGTCGATAGGCGCGTTCTTCACGACGGGAAACGCCATTGTTACAGAAGATGCCGACCACCCGGCCGGTGACATAGAAGCCGGCACCGGACGTTTCGTCATAGCAGCTAAGGAGCAGGGCATCATCATCGGTCACGTTCTTGGAAGCGAAAGCGAACTGGATGGCGACACCGTTGGATTCGATGGACGAGCCGGCAAACGGGGCATGGTTTAATGACACGCCCACATTCTCGGCTACGCGAAGGCAGTTCTCACCCAAGAATGTGCCAAAACCGTTGGTAGTCCAGTTGGCACCGTCCACTTTCATTTCATAATTACCGCTGACAATGCTATGGTCAGTTTCCTGATTGGTACGGGATGAGAAGTCAAAGTTATAGATGGCGCCTTCTTTTATGGCGGCGTCAATGGCGGAACCGTTAACTGTCACCCGGACAGGTTCGCTAGTCACGTCCTTGCATACGGCAGTATAGTTGACCGTATCGGTGCCGTCAGCCTTGTAGCCCTGCAGTTGTTGTTTGACCTGATAGGTTTTGTTACGACTGGCAGCAATTTGTGTTACCTGCACGTTATTGGCTTTCACGCTGACGGGTGAAGTCATTTCCAACGGGTCATAACAGGCAACATCAAGTTCTACGGTTTCGTACAGTCGGACTACTCCACCGTTTTTATCATCGTATCTCAAGGCGACAAGAGGTGTGGAACTATTCGGGTCAATTACCATGACAGCCGTGTAAATGACATTTCCTTTCACTCCGGATGCGACATCCGTTCCTTGGATGCGCAAGGGATAGGTACCGTGTTCTAGGCCGAGGGAAGCAGGACGGATTACGACAGAGTGCGAGTAGTTGTCATTGACAACGGCGGTAGACAGGGATTGCCATTCACCGTTAATCTTGATGTCAACCTGGGCACTGATCCCTTTATCAGAGGTATTGTTTCCGAACTTATAGAGTGGAAGGCTGAAACTTTCAGTTGTCGGAGTAAGCAGAGTTTCAGGGGTATAGTTGAGCACCTGCACACAGGTACAGGTAATATCAACAGCTGTTACATTGACATTCTTGGAACCGGTGTTGCCGCTTTCGTCAGTGGCTATCAGCTTGAATTTCCGAGTACCGGCAGCCGTAAAGTACGCGGTGAAGTCCAGTTCAAAGGAGAAGTCTTTCATGTCACCGGAAGATGCTTTGTTGACGGTTTCAGTCCAGACCGTAAGTCCGCTTTCACGGTCTACGAGTTCCAGTTTCTCAATCAGGTTGTCAGAGGATTCGACACCGTTCGAGGTCACGGAACGAATGGCAGCAAAGGTTCGGAGCGTGGAGCCATAAGAGCCATAGACAGGTGTCGACTGGAAAGCAATGGCAACAATGGTACCACCAGTCTGACCGCCGCCACCCGTGCCGATAGCGAACTGCACTTCATCGCCAAGGGTTTCACCGGCAGCGTTCTTCATCTGAAGTTTTACGATGCCCTCTGTTTCCACGTTTACGTCGAGGTTGGCCGGAACATAAGCATAGGCGCCACCAGTTGAAAAGGCGTCCTTCCCCCCTTCTGCCGGTTCATCGGAAGTTTCAACAACGGAACTGCCGCCACCATTCCCGAAGGGTTTCCAAAGAGAAGGGGTCGCAAAATCGGACACGGCACCCTGGAACTGCCGGATTTCCATTTCATACTCGCCTGTTTTGTAAGTAATGATGAGACCCGTTCGCTCATATTTGATGCCAGATTCCTGTTGACAGGACACTATAGCAGCAATGGCTGTTTCAAGGGTATAGTAGCCGTCTTTCAATGGGCGGATTTCATCGACAATGACGATGGGGTGTGTTACATTGTCAGCGGGCGTACCGTTCTTCATATCCTCAAGGGCTTGCTTATCCTCGGCGGACAAAAGGCCGGCTTGTTCAAGGGTAGCGGAAGGCAGACGGAAGCTGTCATCCGTTTCTTTACCGGTTGTTTTGGACACTTTCTTAAAATACACATTGAGATAGGAAGCGTCAGACAGGACGGAGAAAGAACCCGGTTTGATTATATCGGAAGGGATATTTTTCATTGTATCTTCCAAAGACTTTCCACGATTGCCGGGGAAGGCTTCTTCTTCACCTTCTCCAAGAGACAACGGTTCAGGCAGGTATTTGGAAGGAACTTTGCTTTCTTCGTCCAAAGGAGCGATACCGTTCGCTTTTCCTATCCTTTCCTCAAAGTCATTTATTACAGAGGTCCATTTGCCCCATGTAACACTCCCACCGGAAACAATACCGATTCGTGAGATAGTACAAACCGTACCCAAATACACACCTTCTGCATTGTCTGACATAGTAGCCAGTTGTATGCACGAAGTGAACGATTGACAAACCTTATCAAGTTCCAACCGTTCAATCTGTATATTTACAGGAATCTTAGACGAATCAACAGACAAAATACACCGATAATTCCCAATAGAAGAATCACCGGAATACATTGTTTTCAATTTGTCTTTAAAGCTACCAATAGCAGTAAAAGTACCGATACTCTTAAATGGGTCAGTCAAAGGGCTGGATTTATCAGACACTCCTGTTATACGCTTCAACAACTCGGCGTCTCCATCCGACAAATCTTTTGCAATCTTATTGACATTCTCCACTAATGCATCAAAATCCCTATTCACCATTTTAGCAATGGTACTTGAGAGTAAATCAATAGATATTTTCCGACCGCCACTAACTTCAACGTACATATCTTTAGATAGCTCTGCTGTATCGGTCAGTTGCTCTATTGTAAGACTGTTTGTCTTCAGCGCTTGTAGCACAAGGTTAATAATTTGTTGTTTCTCTGACTCTGTCATTTTATTCTATCTTTATTGTTTAAAACTATTATATTAATTTGATGACGGATCAGAATTTTCATCGGAAGCAACTGGTAACGTATCAACAAATTCACCGTCCCAATTCACCTCATAATAAGTCCTATCATCAGTTCCTTTCAAGAACTCTAATATACCTCCTGATAATAAATCAATATCGTATGAACTTCCCTTTTGAGAGAATTGAACTTCACTCGAATAACCTCCCAAGGCAACTGTAATCTGATTAACTTCCGAAGTTACAACACCAGCGCTTGTGAGATTAAAAGGTATCATGAACGTCACCCCACTATTAGCAGGTTTATCTAAAATCACTTTACAACTATAATTATGAGATGTAAAAAGACTAGTCATAATCTTCTGATAATGCACATACAACTTACCGGTGATTACTGACGTATACTCTTCTACAGCTTCACCACCAGACTTTATGCTCCTCAACTCTCCACTATCAGATGTTATCCTATAAGTATCGTTTTGAATTCTTCTTATAGACATTTGGTTGTTCCATTCCAAAACAGGATTGATCGTTCTTACCCTCTGTAGCATTTGATTGAATACAAAACTCTTCAATCCCTCTATTTGCTGGTTAAGTTCTGGAACATTGCTTTCCTTTCTGGTATATCGAACACCATCAAAGTAGACGTAATTACAGCATAATACCCGATTCAGTAATTCTGCAAACCACACAGGGCATCCCATTCCATTTCCAAGCGTAAATAATACTGTTGTATATTCATGGCTGAACAGCTCAACAATATCCTCATCGGAAGTCACGAACTGCTCATTATCCACACCGAACGTCCATCCGTTATCTTTGAAACCACCAGGAACGCGAAAATCAAAAAAGTATTGCATCCCATCTATCCACCAGACAGCATCAAGACGCTGCTTATTATCTTTCATTGAATACTGGATAAGGCTGGTTTCTGATAACTCACATTCATCATCTGTAACTTTAAAAATCTCACTCGTATTCCCATTAACTGTTACAGTATAGTATCCACATGGAAGCAATGAAATGTTATAGAAATAAAGAATCTTATCATCATTCATCTTCCATGAGCTTAATGATACAGGTGTAGATATATTACTTAAAAGATTATTAATGTAAACTATAGGCTCCTGCTCTTTGGCTGTCAAAATCAATTCAACAAAAATCCTGTCTGTACGTGCGAATAATTGCACATATTTACTCTTCGCTCCAAATTTATCGGTAGACGGAGAAAAAAACAGCGGGGTAAACGGGCTTATAATCATATTCTAGGCTTTTGTTATTGAACGGACAAATAAATCATACTTCACTCCCTCGTTTCTCTCAACTGTACTACTTACCTCTTTGATGTAGCCCTCGTAAACCAGATCATCTTTTAAGATTTTAATCGTTTCGTCATCTGTTGGTGGAATATCTTCATCATAAGTTGTGAAAGAAACATCTCCACAAGTTATAATACCACTTTCAACGTTAAAATCATCTTTCATTCCTATACCATTGACAACAACATCACTATTACCGTCAGAAGAAGAATAAGATAGTTTTTTAGTGAACATACCAATATAGCCGGCATTTGCTTGCAATATGCCTCCTTGCCAATACATGGTATTAAACATCGTTTCAGGATCAAGTACACCACTTATTTCCCAACCGCTCCTTATAAGCCTATACTCTTTATATGTTTGTACTCCGCCATTATCATGTAATGTAGTACTGGCACAAACAAAAAACACATCATTGTCACTTTCACTATCCGTTGTATCTTGGCCTCTCTTTTGCGATAAGAATTCAATTCCATAAACATCAGCACGGTAAGGGCTAATCAACTCTAATACATTATCAGTTATATCAATGCCAGTAGTATATTCAGTAGTAAATCGGAATTCGTCACGACCATTCATACTTTCATAGTCCTGTTTATCATATCCTACCCTAACCAAAGAATATATTCTTGATGAATCAACCTTATACTCAAAACTAGAAAAGCTGCTGTTTAAATCCTTTACATTGTTATCACTAAACAATTTGTCCCGGTGTTTAAAAAAAACAGTGACACCATTGATCACAGGCACAAAGCCAAAAACTGTTTCCATCCAGTTTTTAAACTTTGTATAAGAAGTATATAGCTTAGCTTGGGGGATTCCACGAATACTTTCAGCAGCTAATATCACGCAATTATCTAACCTTTCATCAACACCTGAAGCTATTTCACCATAGATACCTTCATTTCCACCATTCATGCTTTTAAGCAATCGGTTTAACACATCAATAGGTCTTATTGCATCCACATAGATAGGGTTAGCTCGAGAAGTAAAGCGTGTCTCAAATTTGAAATTACGAAAATAAATATTGCCAGTAGAAGCATTAACTCTGTTAAATGTTACCTTCAAATCAAAAAATAAAGCCTGCCCTTTAGTCAGATGAATCTTGATGGATTCATTCAGATTACTTGGAGTAACATCCCCCTTATTATACCCCCATCTTTTCAACTCGACTAAACGACCATCTTCGTAACGCCCACCTAGAACAATTTCAGCTTTAGTTGTATACGCATCACTATAACTGATATAGTATTCAAAACTAAAATTCAATACTATATCAATGTCGGACAAGGCTTTAACAAATACATTTGGATCATCTTTCGATTCCTGTGGTGCATCATAAAACTCAAGAGGTGAATCCCGTGACGGAAGTTCACCACCTGAAATATATAAGGGAAGCGAATATGTTATAGCTTCTACATATATTCCTTTGTCAATTACAATATATTGCAAAGAAGCATCATTTTCTACAGTATTACCACCTAATGTATGCGGTTGACTATAATTCATACTTACAGAATCATAATAAAGCTGATATACATCTTTTATCTCATCTACCGAATATTCGTACTGCGTTCCTTTGTTAGCCTTTATGATATTAGCGACACTATCATCTATCGAATTAATAGAAACAGTATTTCCATCATAGGTCAATGAACCGAAATCCAACCGGCAACTGAAGAATTCTTCATAAGTATGAGAATTAGTTATAGTATAAACAGTGATACTAGCATTAGAAGCCAGGTATTTGCTCAGATACTCCTCCAATATGAGATCATAGGCTTCTCCCACAAACTGGAATTTTGAAGTAAAGGTTCTAGTTATTCCTTCAAGTCCGGAGCGTTTACGGGAAAACTTTATTTCATCCCAATTCTGAATACAAGATTTGGGAATATCATAAGAAATACTATCAACGGTAAGTACATATTTACAAAGCATTTTAACTCCTTTTGAACGTTCACGAGCAAATATATAGAAAAAGCCAACCGGTTTCCCGATTGGCTAAATTCTTGAAAATTGCATTTTGCAAAAGCAAGACATAACTACTTATTTTTCAACGCAATATATAAAACATAAAATAATTATGACTTTCTGCATTCTCAATTTACAAATTAATACTTTCATAAAAAAGCTCCGAACCCATATATAAAGGAACGGAGCCTGCCTTTGTCTTAAAACGGTCTCGCTTCACAGCGGTACACTATCTTTAGAAAGTAGCTGCGGAAAGTTCTTTAGATATACGTTCCACCGCTACCCGTATCTTATCATATTGTTTTTGTCCGGCTGCTGTCACACCGGAAGTATATTGTCTCATCAATGAAGCATTGATACCTGCCAACTCTGCAACCTTAGTAACATTCAGGAATGAGAAATAGTTGAAGAAAGACTGCATATCATATTTGTAGATAAACTCCAATTCTGGCACTTCCTTGCCTTCTTCTGCCTGCATCTCCTTTATTTCCTCATACGCTTTCATCATATCCTCTTTGGCTGCTTCTGCCGTATTTCCATACCCTGCCAAACCAAATCCGGGTAAATCTTCCTCAACAAAGCATGAGTAATACCCATCGCTCGCCTTTTCCATGATTACAGTTACTTTCATATCTATTGAATTAAAATAGGAGTACGGCACTATTACCGTACCCCATTGCCCCAACAAAAACAGTTTTCAACCATGAAGCGCAAAAGGTAGGGGGATTACTCCCCCAAAAGAACCTTTCTTGCTTTACGTTCCATTCCGGTAGGCACTTCCTGTTTGCCGTGCCTTGACAGGGCAAATTTGTTTCCTGTCTTGGGGCTGTACCAAATATCATGATTAGCCCCATGCCTAAGAACGTAACAACCTGCTGCGGTAAGTTCCGCAAAAAACTGATTGTACTTCATAATGTAAAAGACCGTTTATTTAAGACGATACAAATATAGCGTTTTTGCTATAAACCACCAAATAAAAATATAACTATTTTGCTATATTTATGAAAAAAGTTATTTCCATACACTTTTAATCGATCATCAATATCCAATTTCATGAAGCAGAAACTTCCGACCGGAAGAAATACGACTTCTTACAGTTCCAACAGGAATGTTCAAGATTTCACTTATCTCATCATAAGAATACCCACTAGCATAATACATCACACTATCAATACAACGGGATTTTTTAGCACACCGTTGTATTATGGAAACCAAATCATCAAACAGTATTGAATGAGTTGTACAGTTAGAAGTGGCACTTCTGTCTACTATATCAAGCCCTGTAAAATGTATAAGGGAATTTCTATTGTATCTTATTATATAAGTATTCCTCATTATAATAAGGCACCACGGTTGAAGCGGTTTAGAACAATCAAATTTATCACGATTCACAAGTAGCTTATAAACTGTATCACCGGCTAAGTCTTCAGCATCTTGCATGGAACAGCAGAATTTTCTTGCCACCTTTAATATCCAAGGATATATTTCTGATAATTCCTTTTCAAAGTCCATTGTCAGCCCTCCTTATTAGGTGTATCTTCGGTTCGCCATTAATGCACCTTTCCACATATTTCCGGTGCATGATACTTTGTTCGTGCATTTCCTTAGCAGAACGCTCGATTGAACTAATAAGAGTGCCTATATCGGGGGGCAATAAGGCAATCATTTTTTTTACCTCGGACACTTCTGCTGTTATCCGATTACACTTCGTCTCTAATGTACGTAATTCTGACAATAAAACATTGTATAAATGCCTATTTATACAATGGATGCTGTTTTTCTTATTCATAAAAAAGTCGTTTGTGATTCTAAAGGAGATGTACAAACGACTGTATGAAATAATTCGCTTTAATTAAAAATTAATCGAATTACAGCATATATGTAATACCAATATTATCATGTGCTTCTTTTTCTGATCGATATTTCAACATCAGCTTGATGAACGATATTCGCATAGACAGCAGCATTAATTACGCGGGAATCAATACTCATTTTAAAGAATGTCATTAGAAAAGCAATCTCAGCATCAAAAGAAGAACGAATTTGTTCAGGAGTAGCCTTACTTCCTTTATGTTCCTCACTGCGTCTTTCCTCATTCCGTTTTTGCTCAAAAATTGCAGAATGAAGTAAATAATCAATCTTCGATATTACTTGTTCATCACTCATATTTCGGGTATCTACATTTAGCTGGTCCAATACCTGACGAACATCATCATAAAAGCCAAGAGAAACAAGAGCCTGACAAATACGAAGACTCAATAGTTTGGCACGTTCTTTCAGCATATCCTCTTTGTCCATTACCATAGCCTTCATATTTGAAGGATTAACAATACTTCTGTATTCAATGAGCAATTTAGATGCTATCTCTTTAAGCGTGCTCTCTGACACAAATTCGCGACCCGAAAGCAAACAAGCATAGTTTCCGCATGAAAGCTCAATGAAATCATTCAATGTTATCTGATTTAATCTTTCAATCATGACTATTTCAGTTTAGATAACTTATACAGTTCAAATTCACGGTTAGAAGCATCCTGACGCTGCATTTTAAGACTCTTCATCAAAAGAAAATTTGTTCTATCAACCCTTTTTTCTAATCGGGAATAATCATTGAAAACAATAGTGTCACCGGAAGAAGATGCAAAATATGTCGGTGAAAATGTAGGAAAGTCCCAATCCGGCATATCAAAATTAGAGATATCTACCTTATCAACATCAGGAAAGACTTGTGCACCTTTAGGAATATCAACTAAAGTTGGAGCATCAGGAGTAATCCATGCTTTTCCGGAATACATGATAACTTCATGTTTACCGGCATCACCAACTAAAGCGGTACCGCCGGGATGCCTATCATTACCTTTAGTACCGTCTGCATAGGAAGGAATAGGAGTTGCAAGAATAGTTGCAACCTGAATTGCTCCCATGGCACCAATAACAATAGATAAAGGAATATTCGGTAAAGCTTCAGTTATTGCCAGTGCAGTGGCTATTCCAGCTTGAGCGACACTAGCCGCCTTTTCCCAAATGGCTTGTTTACGTGCCATTTCTTGTTTTTGTTTTTCAAGTTCGGCATTCTTAGCTTCAGTTCTTTCCTTGGCCGCACGCTTACGAGCTTCTGCTTCCTCTTCAGATATGGCCCCCGATTCTGCTAAGTTCTCTATTCGTTCAATATCCTCATCATACTTTTCCTCATTGGCTTCCCGTTCTTCCTCTATTTTCTGAATCTGTCCATCATAAATAGAAGAGACTAAGTTTCCAATGGTCCCCACAGCTTGAGATGCAGTTTGAAGCCACTTTTTCAAGTTTTTCTGACGCTCTTTCTGAGCTTTCTCATCCGCTTTAGTAACCTTATTGATAGCCTCAATCTCCGCTTCTGCTTCTTTTTGGGCAAGGTCTGCTTTCAATTTAGCAAGTTTCTCCTCTAGTTTCTCCCTTTTATCCGTACTCAAATTGGCAGTAGCAAGTTCGGACTCCAAAGCATCAATAGCTGCTTCAGTAGTTTTACGTGCATAGTTTAATTTTAGCTGATATTCAAGTTCTGCATACTCCTGCTGGGTTATTTCCTTAGAAGCTAACTGTTTTTTAAGAGCAAGCGTATCCATAACATATGCAGCATCCCGGATTTCCTGCTCATGCGCTGCATTCTCTGCAATTAACTGCACCTGATCGGATGCATGTCTTTCGTTAAGTTCTTGTTTCTTTTTTGCATATTTTTCGTCAATGAGAAAAACATCTTCACCTGTTTTCTCCGCTGCATCAATTTCTGCTTCACGTTGCAACTCCAACTGGTGCAATTTCAAATCAAGTTCTTCCTGGGACCCCTTTTTTACAACAGCAAGAGCGTTCTCAACATCCTTTTTCTCACGATCAGAATTATACTTAATAGTAAACTCATCTAACTTCTCCTGCATTTCCTTAGCTAAATTCTGGCGTGTGGCAATTTCCTCTTTGCTATTACCCTTGACGGCAGCAATCTTCTTCGAGTAAGCAACACCAATTTTAGCAAGTTCTTTCTCCAGTCCCTCATCCATAAGAGCTAGTTCTGATTCCTGATAAGTTTCACGAATCTTCAGTTTTTCTTTGGCTGCTTTTTCCTGTTCACGTTTTTCTTTATCAGTCAATTCTTTTGTCGTTTTAGTAGCTTTTTCCGTGGATTCTTGTACGCCTTTTAAAAAATCATCTACAGCCGAATTACGAGCCTCTTTTTTAGATATATTATACTGAAAAATCTGATATTGATTTTGAAATTCAATCATCTTATTCATTGCATCATCAACATCTTTGGTATTTCTAAGACCATTATCACCAAGTCCTAAAAACTTTTTCCATGAGAACCCTGCTTCTTTTCCATATTTACGACCTTGCTCCAAAGCTTTACTTCTCAAGTCCTCTAATTGCTTTAATTCGGTCTCTGATATTTCGACTTTTTGAGAGGATATTTCTTTCATAGCCTTCAAAGATGCCTGTTCTTGTGTATCACCTGCATCCATAAGTTCCTTCATTCTCTTGTTATAAGTGACTCTTAATTCCAAAAGGTGTGTATCATAAGTATCTTCTCCTTGTTTAACTGATGTATTACTTATACCTGATAACCTGTCATCAATATCTTTAATAGAATCCGCTATTTCTCTAACGCGATTCGCCAACCAATCGATAACCTCTTTCATCCATCCTTTTGAATTTGAAAAAGACAGAGCCAACGCTTCCCAAGCAGATGATAAACCGGCAATAGCTCCTTGAACATTATCGCCCATCGTTTTAGCCATATCATCCAATTCACTCTCAACACCAGTTATTTGTTCTCTAAGCGGCAATATTTTATCAGCAGCGGTAAGAAAAGCATTAAAGGCAGCAACGCTACGTTTATCGGTGAGTTCAAGAGTTGTATTCAAATCAACCCCTTTTTCTTTTAGTGACTTCAATCCGTCTATCAATTCAGGTAATGTCTTTACAGGCTTTCCTAGAGCTTTCGCCAACTTTCCACCGCTATCAGCCAAGTTTAAAAATATATTACGTGTTGCGGTGGCAGCAGAAGATGCGTCAAAACCGGCATCTGCAAGCTTTCCAACCAATGCCAAAGTATCCTCTATGGTAAAATTGAAAGCCTTTGCGACTGGTCCTACTATAGGTAACGCAGTAGCAAGATAAGAAAATGACAATGCGCTTTTTGTCGTGGAAATAGCCATTGCAGATACATATCTATCAGTTTCCTTGGTGTCTGCGTCAAACATCCTCAATGCGGCTCCAGCCAAAGCGGCAGATTCTGGAAGGTCTGCACCGGTAGCTTGGGCGAATTTTAAAATTCCTTCCGTAGATTGAAGAATTTCTTTTCTTGTAAAGCCAAGTTTAGCAAGTTCTATCTGTAAATTAGTAGCTTCGGATGCTGTGTATTTCGTTGCCGCTCCCAATCTTTGAGCGTCAGCTGTCAATTCTTTAATATTTTTAGAGGTCGTACCAAGAATGGCGGACAACTTACTATTTGCAGCTTCAAAATCAATAATTGAATTAACCCCGGATTTAAACAGACTTATCACTTTCTGTATACCTGCTATCACAGCTTGTGCTCCAATCATTCCCTTTATCATGGAACCAACCCCAACCCTTACCTCTGAAAGTCCGGCTCCCATACTCGATTTCAAATAACCACCAGTACTTTTTGCCAAATCACCCATATTTTTAAGAGACACATTTCCTTTCAATATATCAGACGCTGCGGCTTTAATCTCTTCTCTATAAGCTCCGATAGTCATTTTCTGTTGTGAGTACCGGTCAGAGTTACGTTTTATGTAATCGGTATTGATTCCGATTGTAGAATTGAGACGAGCGAGAGTACGAATATAGTTTTCATCTGTATCTTTCAGTAAATCAACAGCCTTTTGAAGCTGCTTATTCATTTCCTTTGCCTGGGAACGGCTGTGTACTTCCTGATTAGTTAGTATTATTGCCGACCGGATAATCTTTAAACGTTCTTCTTCAGATAGAACAGCTTTCTTACGAGTAGTATTACCGACATTCTGCGCTTTTGTCAAGTTAGCTTCCGCTTTAGCTGCTTTTTCCAAGGACACAGCATTATCTTGATTAGCCTTAGTGAGTTTCTTTAATTCAGCAGAAGACAGTTTTTCTACATTTAACTTTTCCTCTATCCTCTTGCTTACGGCTTGGGTTATTTCAGACTGTTTTCTAAGAGCCTCTGTTAATTCGTTAGATGCAGAACCTGCAACTTTAACTTGAGTATTATAAATGTTACCTAACTTCTCCAAGTCAGCGATGCCGTCCACATTTATCTTTAGACCTTTTGCAAGCTCAATAGCTGCATTTTTATAAGTTTCCCTTACTTTACCAATAGTATTATCAAGTTCAATCAACTTTTGAATCTCACTATCTTCAACGAAATCTTTTAATTTTAAATCTGCCATAATTACAGGTAATGTCTATATTCAACAATCTTTCCTTTTATCTCAACTCCAAGTTTATCAAAAGCATAGGTACCATCTTCTTTCTGATAAACGACATACATGCAGCCATCTAAGACAGCTGCTTTCTTTGCAAGATCACTGATACGTTCCAGTTCACTCTGCATCTTTTTTATTTCGCAACTACAAGCCATTTTCTACCGATATCCACATTCTGAAAAGAAACGTTCCATCCAGGGACGGAGATACATAATATTGAAGTACTCTTTAGCTGTATCACCAATGCCTAAAATCTGCTCACCGTATTTCTTCTCAATAGAACTACCGTCCGTAAATCCTTTCGTTGAGAATCGAAGCCCGGAATCAATTCTATCGGCAGTTATGCTATCATAGAAAGTACCAGTAATAAAGAGGTTAGGTACCTCAACCGGACGCGGTGGCAAATAAAGCATCTCACTTCTAAGAGGTGGAGTTATCCTCTCCTTCCATCGTTTATATTGTTCCGCACGGTTCTGCCAAGGACCGGGCTCGTTAAAATAGGTGTCAGTATCATAATCAGGATTCAATAGATGTTCAGTACCGTCCAGACCGGAATATAATTGCTCCTGAATGCAATCAACGAGCACATTCTTATGTTCTTCCATACACCTAATACATTCCTCTTCAAACCCGGATGCAATGGAATGAATAACTCTATGTAATTCATCAAAATCTGCCATACAGTAAAAATATAACGGGCCGGGCTGTAATCACACCCCAGCCCGTCGGTTACTTAGTTATCGCATCGTACACTTCCGAGAGCTTCTTCTTGCGGTCAGCTTCCTTCAGTTCCTGCCACACGACTTTAATGTGTGCATTAATAAACTCTTCCTTCGTCATGCCCTTCACAGCAACCTCGACGAACGTAACATTATCTACCTTCATGACACCTGCTCGATACCTCTGATTCCTTTTTCATACAATACAGAAGGAGCTTTCAACGAAGGAACCGCCCCGGCTTTAGGAACAATGGTAATGATACCATCCGAATATGTAGCAGAAGTTACGTTATTCATAACTTCAGCAGCACCATCAGCAATAAGACTGCCAAATTCTTCTGTACGGTCATAACCACCAACAACTTCAACTATTTTGTAAGTATTTTCGGCCTCCAACTTTTGAAACACAACATCAACCAAGCCTTTAACGAAATTCTTGGGATTGAAGTCTAACTGCACGTAGTCAAAGTGCAATTGGCTGTCTTCCACATCTTCATGTGAAAAACTAACAGTCATCGCAGACTTAGCACTACTGGTCGGGTACTGTGTCACGGTCGGGTAAACAGTAGACATCGGAATACCGGCAAGGATATCAGTGTCATCATTATAACCGATCAACATATTATCCTGATTCCAAAAGTAAACGTCCCATCCTTTATTGGCACATTTCAGAAGCTGGGCATTCAAAACCTCATCAAATTTCTTCAAAGTGAAGGTGTCTGTTTGAGCGCTAAGCCCGTTGTATTCACTTGCACCGTACCCTACAGCATTAACTTGGGGCTCTCCACCATTCTTGGCATACTCCAGGAATGGCAAAATAGGGTAAATACGCCCGGGACGGTCTGCATGGCACAATTCGAGCAACTTCTCACCTGTTATATCAGCAGGGAGTTTGACACCATGTTCTGTCAAGATAGCACCTTTGACTTTTTTCCAGTCAATGCTACAAGCAGAACTACCAGTGTTCATCCGGGAACCCTTACACGTTCTAATCTTTCTCATTTTCTTCTACAATTAAGATTATTAATTTTTATTTCCATCGAGCGTATATTTATGGCATCAATCGGCTCGCTCACAGCCTCACCGGAATCTGTATAGGCTCCGTATCTGCCATATGAATAGTTTTCTGAATAACTATGTTTCACTTTTTCGTCATAGTCGCAGTCGAACCGAGAATCTTCATATAATACTTCCAATAAACGTTTATAGATTGGCCGAAGGATATTTTTAAAAGATGTGGTTCTGCGCATCTCATTGCTCCACTCTTTACAAGAAGAACATGCTATAATTAACGAAACCTTTGCTTTTGAAAAATAATCCGCGTCACCTCTATCTTCACTTATTGGAGTGAATAGTGCAACCAATGGAAACTTCCTTTCAGACTGGGCAGAAGACTTACTGTATTCATCTAAAATATCTTTGATATATTGACTGCTACCGAAGATGTAATTCAACCTTGGGGACTTCACTACTTTAGTTCCCCCTTTCCCATTTGGATAGAGGATTTCAAGCCCTTCTGGAAGTTCCTTTACAATCTCCTCAAACAGTTCTGTTATATCTAAATCTATCATAAATTGAAAGCATTAATTGGGGTCAAAAGATTCTTGGTTATTTTCACATCAAAAGGACAATCATTCGACATAGCCCATTCAACAAACTGTTTGTTCTTCTCTACCATGCTATTCCATGTGCTTACTTGTCTCTTCAAAGGAGCTACATATTCATTAGCACATTTCAAACGGACAAGCCCGGTTATTGTAGCCTGTGTGTTTGCGTCACGAAGAATATGATAAAAGACATAGTCAGCGAACGGTTCACACAGCTTCTCGCACAATATTGCATATCCGGACTGGGGTTCTTCTTTCTCTTCTGAAATATCAACTTCATTTGAAGAATCTTCCTTTTCCCGTTCAATAAGCTCCAAATAATCTGTGATAGCTTGGGAAAGAGTCACACCAACAACATTCCGGAGAAATTCGGGCTGAAATGCCTTAATATACCCATTTATCACCTCATTCACAGCAAGAGATTGAGGCGAAGGCATTTCAGCGACCGAAACATTCTCAATATGCCTGGGACCTGACGTAAAATATGAAACATCAATCAACATAGCGATAGTTATTTAGAAGTCTTGCCTTTCCCGGTTTTCTTTTCATCTTCCACGGAAACGGCTTTATCATCTGTAACAGTTACCTCCTTGGCATCCTCCTCTTGCAAATCTTTTGAATCGGCAACCGAAAGATTCTTTTCATCAGAAGGCACCTGTACTTCAAGTTCTGCAATGCGAGCTTTCATTGTTTCACGCTCTTCTGTCAGTTCAACAATTGTCTTATCTTTCTCTGCAATGGATGCAGTAAGCCTGCCAATCTCTTCATTTTTCTCTGCAAGCATACATTCCAATGTCTTTCGGGCATCTTCTTCTGTAACAAGACCACATTCGGAAATAGGGATGAGTTGAATCATCCCTCTATTAATCCGAATGCGTTGCTCTTTAAGCACATTGGTTACATCCTTATCGTTACCTCTAAGTATGTAATCCATAATCCTACGCTTTAGTTATTGCAGTCTTCAATGCGGCCAAATCCCCATAAGCGAAAGCCCACGGCATATAAATCGGGAAGATAACTTCTTCTTGTGCCATCAATACAACCTCGTTGCAAAGCTTGGTCTCCACATCTTCAGCCCATTCAAGTGTCAAAGTGGTATAATCAACCAAATTTGCGGCTTGGTTGAAGTCACCCAAAAGATACTTACCGGGAAGAATACCACCGTACTCGATAATCGGGCGACCGGCAATATATTTCACCCCATCAACCATTTTAACGATACCAAGATTACGTCCTGTCGTATCTTTCTCTGATTCCATACCGTTAACAGTCATTGGATTAAGAATAATAGCATTCGGGAAATACTGGGCATATGTCATTGCGGCGAAAGCTGTTTTCACTACATCTTCAGAGTTGGGTTCCTCAATGTTCTTAAAGCCGGCTTCATGAACACTGAATGTCATTTTATCCGTAGCCGTTTCAGCACCGGAGAACGCGACGCCAGGAATAAGGATACGACCATCTTCCATTTTCACAAGAGCGTGTGTTTTGTTCAGTTCTGTAAGAACAGCGGCACCGGCGAACGTGATGCTCATTCCATCAAGAATCAAATCCTGTGGTTCTGCAAACTCTACAATCACATCCTTATCACCGTTATATCCGGTAATAGCTTTTACAGCACCGGCAGCACCTGTAACAATGGCTGTACTGATAATCTTCTCTACAGAAGTCACCCCAGTATTATTAATAATACCAAGCAAATTCTCACCGTTACCGTCACCAAACAAGATGTTCCAGTCTTCTGCCATCCAAACAGCTTCAGGAAGCATGTTCAAGATGTAGGAACGAATGTACACTCTTGATTTCAACATACGTTTTGAGATACGAATATGAGTACCAAGGCGCTTAGTTCCTGTCTGTATCTCTTTTACCTTGATGCTTGATTCAGGCAAACGACCGTTCTCTGTTACAAAACGGGCATTGCGGTTGAAAGCATATACTTGCGCATAGGCGAGTTGAGGATATGCAGGATCAGCTGTCAGCGTCGTTAATACATCACGCATATGCAACTTTTTGTTGGCAACCTGAGTCACAACACGTTTCTGTTGTTGAGTTATCAACAAATCACCAGTGTAATTGTCAGTCATGGAAACGACATCTTTCAAGGAGAAGCCGTCAAATTCTCCTGATTTGCGTGTTTTTCCTTCTGCGAAATCTCTGAATTTTTCAGAATCAAGCATCTCGTTCAACTTCTCATCGAACTTGTTGATAGCATTCATAGACAAGCCCTTTTGTTTCATTTTCTCAATACTTTCTCCAAGGGTCTTTACCTGGGCAACGAGTTCTTCATTGTCTTTAACCAATTGCTGAAACTTCTCATTGTCATAGGATTTCAGCAATTTATTAATATCGTCAAACTGTTTTGATACCTCATCCGGTGATGCAATTCCTTCAAGGGACTTGTTTACTACTTCACACATCATGCCGACGATGTTTTCCATAAACGCCTTCTGTTCTGCCGGCAAGCCGTCCGTTTTCAGATTAAAATCTGATACTGTAAATTTTCTAATTGGCATAAAATTTAAATTTTAAGTTATTTATTCTCGAAACAGCTATTCAAACTCTTGAAATCGAGTAAAGTGCCATTATCAGCGGCTTTAGTCGTTACTTCATCGTTCCCATTTTCCCCGTCATTCTTTTCTTGAGTGTCAACAGACGGCTCATTTTTTCCGGTGGTATCTTCAGAAGTGTTTTGCAGAATAGCATTCGAACGATATACTTTTCCCCAACAGTGGGGACATCTTACATAATTCATAAGGTCTTGCAGACCCTTTTGAGTAAATTCTTTCTTTTCTGATTTGACAGAATCAATAAGAGAAATTACTTGGGTTCTAATCTCCGGAGTGAGCTTCTCCATTTCTTCCCTTACAATGTCCTGTGTTATCCATCTCTGATAATCAGCAGCATAATCTAATACCTGTTGGGCAAAGGTATGCTCTGTTTCTGCATCATAATCAAATTGATGACCACAATGAGGACATGAGACAACGGCACCACCGTTGAGGCTCTTCAGTAACAAACTTAATTCCATATCGTATCCTTTTAAACGTTCATCACTATATCCATGCTGCAAGAATGCTTTCCGAACGAAATCAACAGCCTCCTTTACCTGGTCGGCAGTAGCAGACTTAATATTCACAAGGAAAGTCTGTGGATTACTCCCCCAACTTGTCAATGTTGAATATTCCATCATACGCCATTCAAGCACCTTACAGGGATCGACAGAATCCCTTTTGATGGCTTTTACTCCGATAGAATGTTCAAGGGTTCTTCCATTCTCTGCAAACAGCTTATAATCAGCCAACGTGTCACGTCCAATCTGTTTTTCAAGATTCAACTGACCAACCATAACCAAGTTACCTTCTGTTTCCTTACCACTCAACGGAACACCTAACAACTGGTCTGTACGATGATTCAGGAACCAACGCATCCGGCCAATATTTTCTTTCAATGTCTTGTTGAATGACCCGGGCATAGATATGTCATTTTGTGAGTCCTTCACACCGATACCGTTCACCGCAACGGTAACGATACCCTTCTCATCAACATCATTTGCCTTTGTCTTGTACTGAAGGCTTTTGATTTTCTCTTCCATCTTTTTCATCTCCACTTTTAGTGTTAAAAACTCGATTTACTTTATCCAGTTCCTCATCTGACATATCAAATTTCAATTTGTCAAACAGAGGATTTTCTATCATACTTTCACCTATTTGGGCACGCCAGTCATTGAGTGTTATAAGCCCACATGAGAATTGTTCCCGACAACGTTTATTTATATTTGTCTTTACGTCCTCGGATTCTTTCAAGCCTTCCTGCAAGCAGTCAACATCAGAGAAATCACAATCCAAATAATATCCCCCTCCTTCAAGACCAAGGAAAGCTGTAAAATCCTTGCAGAATTGTTTGGCCATAGGAATAACAGTTGAACAATATACGCTCTTTTCAGCAGTAGCCTGATTGCTAAATGTGGACTGGTCTTTTCGCGGAACAAGAACGGCAGGGATGCCGTATGCCCCTGCAATATTTATTGCATCAGCCAAAGTCTCTTCAAACGGCTGTAACTCTGCAATAGAAAGATTAGTACGAACAAAGTCAATATCTGCATCTGAAATACCATAAGGTACTTGGCCCTTCCTTACACCATACTTCTCAAAATTTTGCTTCAAAAGCTGTTCCTTTTCATCGTCAGTCAACGCTATTGAACCGGTAGCATCAGTTTTCTTACTTACAATAAAGCCCAATCCACCCCGCTTTACATAAATCACATTTCTAGCTTCATATACAGCTATTAGATTTGACATTGGCTTATTTTGGGAAGCAAGACGACTTTTGGACTTCAAGAACATAGCCCCTGAATAGAACTCTGCACTTCCGTCTCTATCATGCCATATTTGGTATGGAGGAATTTCCAAACTACCATTCCAACCATACTCCAAACGATAGCTACGAATAATATCTTCTGTTTGGGCAATGCCAAACAATGGCATATTCCCGTAAACAGGTTCTACAATAGTCTTATCAGAAGGTAGCACCCAATAATTATCGCAATATCTCCATTTTTCAGCTGTAGAAAAGACATCAGGCATAGCGGCACGAATAAAGCTATTCCCTGTACACAATTTATAAATATGGTGCTGATAAATCAATTCTTTCCAACGCATCAAACAATTAGGACGACTAAGTATGCCATTCATTCGTTTATTCGCCCATACTATACTGTCATCCTTAGTTTTCTTCAATTGAAAATTAGCACCTGCAATTCGCGATGCAATATAATCGATCGGGAAAAAGACTTCAGGTATCGTACTGAATAGTGTTAGATAGTTACTACCCGCTACAATAGGACTAGTAAGGTCCTCAATGTATGCAACTGACCATTTTTCAGCCTTGCCACTTTGAGTATCTATATCCTTATTTTCAGATGAAGTAACTATTTCAACTTCACCTTTAGTCTTAGATTTCTTTCCAAATAAATTATCAAAAAAAATATTCATTGGGTTCCTTTTTGAGCAAAACTAAGTAAAAAGGAAAACCGTTTTCCAAAACCCTAAAATCTTGAAATTACGAGAGCATAGTAATTTTAGTATAACACATTTATTTTCAAATACATAAAGCACAAATCAATTCAAACCTAATTTTACAACGAACTGTACTAGCCCACTCAAAACAGCACTGGCCTCTTTTGTTTCACTATCTTTATTATAATCCATCAGGTTATTCATGAAGGCAACATATTCCGTATCAGATTCTACTTTTGATGCAGAAAAAAGAATACTATTTTTCACGTAATCAGATGTTGCAGCAATACGCTTGTCTACATCCGGAAACTCTTTCATTACACGAATCTCCTTGTTTGTACTAGAACGGAGTTCACGAATAAAAGGAAAATAAGCATCCGTACATTCAATTACACATGAATCAGATTCATGGGACAAAATAGAAGAACGTATATCTTCTGTTGAAATAGTATCCATAAATACGACATCAACAACATGCCATTTATTTCCACATCTAAACGCTTGTATAAGGACAAATTTCCCATTAACATTCGGCATCACATATAGAATCTTCTTAGTGTATTTACATTCGGTATCTGGATTGAAGAAATTAATAGTGCCATTACAAGCATACAAGTTCCTTTTTCGCCGGTTACTAAACTCTATATACTGCTCACTACACAAATCCACAACAACATAGCGAAACGTATCGGATAAATGACCATGTTCCTCATATGTCTGCATGGTAGTTTTATTCTTGACCTTGGTTTTAAGAATGGCACCGTTAGCATCTTTCTGTACGCTCATGTAGTCCTCGATAGATACCAAACATGATTCGTCAATGTATATCTCTATGCCGGGAACAGTACAATCAAAGATAGCATTGATAAACTCACCGGTCATTGCGACACTCGGATTCTTGTTGCCTACCTTATCTTCAATCTCGAACCCTTCTTTTTGTAATGTGTCTATGAATAAGTCCATCCAAGAGCGTTTTTCATCATCAATGCTGTTGGCCACCTTTGTTGAGGCATCACCATGTACATATAACCTATCAGAATATTGGATAGATTTCAGATACTTTGCAACAAGCTTGGAAGCTTTCTTAACTGTATTGTTCGGGCTTTCGGCACACGTTTCATGGAATTGCCAAACCTTGGTACCAGTTGTGAAATCGACCTGCCAATATGATACACTGATATATGGAAGCACGTTGTTATCGACAGAGATATGAATAGGCAAGTCCGGAACATACTTATGTTCACCGGAATGTTTGCCACGGTTGAAGGAACCGAAGAACTCGCTACCGGTACGAATGACACCCCACTCTCCCAATGCGTACACATTGTAATAGTCCGGGTCGTGAACTCTATCATACTCAAAATCGGCAACACATTGCTCATCATAGAAACCATACGTACCGTCAGGACTACCAACAACCCAAAAATTATTCAAATAGGTAGATTGGATAATAACTGTATTAGGTGCCTGTTCCTCGATTTGCTTAGTACGAAGATTAAGTATTTGCCTAGGTGCATTCTTCTTTACGGATTTGACCTTGGTAAGTTCTTCCGGCAACTCTTTGCCGGCAATGGTAACCGACATCGGCACATCGTGCCATTTGTCTTTATCAATGAACTCTTTCTTTATCCAATGGCTTTCACTGATCGGGTTAAAGGTACAAATAATCTGCTGCCCTTTCTTACCACGCAAACGCTTACGTAGCTGCTTGAAGTCCGGATGCTCGAATTCTGACCATTCCTCTAACTGAACACGTTTGTAGTTAGAGATACCTTTTATCTTCTCCGGATCGTCAAGACCGGAGAAATCTATCTTCGCACCATTTACCAGACATTTAATAGTATTCTGTTGGAATTTGAACAAATGGGATATGCCAAGACCGGCCGCAGCGACCTTATAATCTTCATAAATGGTTTTGAGAATAGAAGCTCCTACCTTACGCATGACAAGAGTGTTCTCACCATCCTGTAATGTCTGTATCAGTATTGTTTGTGCCACACTATACGACTTACCGGAAGATGAGCCACCATACAAGATAATGAAACGGATAGTCTCATCATTCAAGTACTTCAATAGATAGAATCCGTTAGGATTTAGCTTCTTATAATTTATAACCATATTGTTCTAAAAGTAAGGTTATTCCGTAGGGAAAACACAGGAAATAGCCTATAAAATTGTTCTATTCGTCCGATTTATCATTTTCATCAAAGCCAATACGAAGTTCACTGACCTTGTTTCCGTCTCCACCTTTGATGTTGACATTCTTATCTGCTTCCCATCCATTCCAAGCACCTAATATCCGGGCCGCTTCTGTCTTGCCGTTGAACTCATAGGTAACTTCTCCTCTCTTATTCTGTATCTTCTTCAATGCGTTACGGGCACGTTTTGGTAGTTGGGACGGACTTCTCATCTTTGTTTTCCCGGTAACAGGGTCTACATAATGCAAATCATCGGGGTCAGCGAGTACAATATCCATTAATACCTTTTCGACCGTTTTCCTCTCTACTTCAGACTCTTTCGCCCTCTGTTGCTTAATCTCATTTATCCTTGTACTAACCTTGCTATTTGCTAATAGTCTACTGGCAGCACTCCAAATCGTTTCAGGCTTCATGTTGGAAGTATTATAAGACATTCTATATGCTTCACTTGCATTACCTTCTGTATCAACGTAATATTTACAGAATTTCTCTTGCTTAAATGTTAATGGTTCCTCTCGCTTTCCCATATCAATTATTGTTTATTCCTATGAGAAAAAGAAGCTGCTCTCTATCTTTTAAAAGCTCATAGGTGGCAAGTAATGTACTGCCAGTTGTTAATATGTCATCGTACACTATAATTTTCTTTTCCTTTATCGGACGAAGAAGAAAAAATTCCGGATTCAATCTATCTTTAGTTAGGCACTGGATTGCATTCTCATAGAATGGTATTTTCACCGCCCCAGCTATTTTCGTGCAGATAGAGGTTGCAAAATGAAAGCCCTCGTAGTGTCTCCGTCGCGGTGTGGTGACTATACACCATCCTTCACATCCCCCTACAAGGAAGCGGTAGAGAAACTCACACGCTCTCTCTGCAAAGAATGATGCAAGTTCCTCCGACTGTTTAATTTCTGAAAAGCTGGTACCAGTCTTGGAACGGGTGAACTGGGAGATGTAATAGATATCACCCTTTTTATGAAGTGATACCTTTTCTTTCAGATCACATAACCGTTCCTGATGAGACCAGCTCTTACATTTCACCGCTTCCGGCTTATCCCAGTCATCAATACGATATATCTTTCCTTTTCCTTTCATCAAAGATTTTCTTTACTCCGTCCTCAACAGATGTGTAAGACAAAGGTACTAAATAGATATCCCGGTTCACCGATTGCTCGAAATTGTCAAAATTCCGTTTTTCATTAATCAGCTCAATTTCAATCGGTTTGTAGTATTTTACTAAAGAAGCAAAATACATTGTAGTCACCGGTTGCACATTGCAGATGTTGATTAGCTGACGGTTACAGCCCACCGCATAGATAAGCCCTTCGATGACATCATCTACGTAAGTGAAGCACCGGATATTCTGACCACAATTGTATAAAGACACGTTTTCCTTTTCCATCAGGAACCAGAGAAGAGTTCTTTTTCGCGGATTAGGTCCATATACATTATGCAGCCGGCATCCGGTCGCAGCCTTACAATAGATAGACGCATACTGTTCATCGAAATACTTGCTTATTCCATACATAGAAGTGGTATTCTCCGGATTAGCCGTTGACGAACTAGCATATACTAACTTCACATGATTTTGATTGCAAGTATCAGCTACTCGCATGAAAGTATCAATGTTATCCTTCCTGATTTGTTCCAGGTTTCCATTAAACACACTGGTTTGCGCCGCCAAATGGAACACACAATCAATACCCCCATTTTTCAGGAGCTCACATACTTTTGTGGCTTCAGTACCAGACTTTCGATCAAGTTCTATGACTTCAACACCTCTTTTAGCTAATTCTCGGCAAAGGGCTTTACCAATAAACCCTTCACTGCCGGTTACAATCATTTTTCTCATCATCACAAAAAAATAAAGGATATATCAAACTCTCGTATATCCAAATTCAACATATTGTTAGTAAAAAACTCAAAAAAACATTAACTTCAAAATAGAATACACTACATTTGTAGTTGTATAAAATATAAAATCAAATAAAATGAAAAGACCGCAGATAGATATAATCAAATACGCATTAATTGCAACAGTCATATTTACTCTAATATTAATATTAGTATATGTATATAGATTTCATCACGGACTGTCCTATAATCATAATGATTTTGCTGATTTCGGCAGTTATTTAGGTTCAATTACGGGATTACTTGCTTTCATTGGAGTACTTTATACAATAAAAGACTCACAAATAAGTAGACAAATTGATAATGAAAGATCAACATTTTATAATTTGTTGGGATTATATCAACATCAAGTCGACACCAACAAATATACTGAACACCAAATTGAGAAAACAGGAATTGAAGCATTCAAAGCATACGCACATGAAGCGCGCTCATTATTCTATGCTTACATAATATATCATTTTATAAAAGATGGAGAAAAATTTCCATCAGAATTAACACAAGTCAGTAAGTTAGATGAGCAAGCATTTCTGGAGATTTATACTAAGTTTGGAGTTCACTCAACTACAGAATTAAATGTATTATTAAAAAGTAGGGATCCCAAATATTATTATGATACTATATACGAAATAAAAGGCATAATAATGTCAAGCAAAATTCATGAAATGTATCGTATAATTGTTGCATCAATATGTAATAGAATTTGTATAGAAAAAAGATACCAACAGCTCTATAAGTTCATAAGAAATGTCGGAGATTATTTATATGGGCAATATGGACAATATTTAGGGCAATACCATAGAAACATATATTATCTGTTGGATTCAATCCAAAATTTTAAATACCCCAATGACTATTCTAAAATATTTAGAGCACAATTATCCTCAGATGAGTTAACAGTCATACTATTCAATTCAATGAGCTCACAATCAACTCTCAAAACAATTTCTTTATTAAAGAAATTTGATATATTCAATAACATTATTGCCCTCGAACTTCCTATATCTGGATATGATACAGAAAAAGAAATCGTAATGCAGACTATTAACTCTCT